ATCAATCATTGCATCAGCACTAGATATTATCGCTGATGAATCTACATTAAAAAACGAAATGGGCGAAATACTTCAGATTAGAAGCGCCGACGAAAATATTCAAAAAATATTATATAATTTATTCTACGATATTTTAAATATCGAGTTTAATTTATGGTTATGGACACGCAATATGTGTAAGTATGGTGATTTTTATTTACATATGGAGGTGGCTGAAAAGTTTGGTATATACACTGTTACACCATTATCAGTATATGATATGGTTCGTGAAGAAGGTCAAGATTCAAATAACCCATCTGCGGTAACATTTAAGATTGACCCAATGGTCATTGCTCAAGGTGGCGGATCAAGTCGTGTTAAAGATAGAGATGGTAAAATCAAATTTGAAAACTATGAAATAGCGCATTTTAGGCTATTAACTGACGCTAACTACTTGCCTTACGGGCGCTCGTTTATAGAGCCTGCTCGTAAAACTTACAAGCAGTATGTGCTGATGAAAGATGCGATGCTATTGCATCGTGTAACACGTGCCCCGGAAAAACGTGTATTCACAATTGACGTAGGTAATATTCCTCCAAATGAGGTAGATGCATACATGCAACGTTTGATGCAGAAGATGAAGAAAACACCTTACATTGATTCACAAACAGGTGAATATAATCTTCGCTATAACTTGATGAACATGATGGAAGATTTCTATCTACCAACTCGTGGTGATAGAGCATCAACAAAAATCGACACAATTAAAGGATTAGAATATAATGCAATTGATGACGTAGTATTCTTACGTGATGAGATGTTAGCTGCCCTTAAGGTGCCTAAAGCATTCTTCGGATTTGAAAAAGATTTAACTGGTAAAGCTACATTAGCTGCTGAAGATATTCGTTTCGCTCGTACAGTTGAACGTATCCAACGTATTACATTATCTGAATTGTATAAAATGGCATTAGTACATTTATACGTTCAAGGATATGATGGACCTGCATTAACTAATTTTGAGTTATCATTAACTACTCCATCAATTATATTTGAGCAAGAAAAAATTGCATTATTTAAAGAAAAAGTAGATTTAGCTAAACAAATGCAAGATACTAATTTAATACCTTCAGATTTCATTTATGATAAAATCTTCCAATTCAGTGAAGATCAATACGATGAGATGCGTGATTTAGTATTAGAAGATAAAAAACGTGCATTTAGACTTCAACAAGTTGAAAATGAAGGTAATGATCCAGCTAAAACTGGTAGATCATTCGGTACTCCACATGATTTAGCTTCATTATATGGTAAGGGTAGAAATGGACAAGGCGCAGTACCTGTTGGATATGATGAAAAGGATCCAGTTGGACGCCCAACACAAAAAGCATCTATATTTGGTACTCAAAAGAGTTCATTTGGTAAAGATCCAATTGGTAGTAAGGAATACAATATGTCTTCTACTCAAGATAAACAACCAATGCAACAAGCATATAAAGGCGGTTCACCGTTAGCCCTATCTGAATTAAAGAAAGCTAGAGAAGCGGCAGAAGCCAAAACTATAACTTTATATGAAGTTACTAAACCTGTAGAATCCGATCTATTAAACGAAAATAATATCAAGGGTATAGAAAAATAACATATTTATACGTAGTGATTACATACTTTCTATGAAAATAAAACACAACAAATATAAAAATACTGGAATTTTATTTGAATTACTGTTAAGACAAGTAACTTCCGATACGATCTCTGGCAAAGACTCCGCGTCATTGCCGTTGATTAAAAAGTATTTTAGTAAATCAGAATTAGCTAAAGAATATAAATTATATCAAACCTTAATTGCTAATAAAGCAATATCTGAAGGTAAAGCTGAATCATTGATCAACACCACTCTAGAACTACATGGTCGCTTAAACCGTACTGCTCTTCGTAAAGAAAAGTATAACTTAATTAAAGAAATTAAGTCACATTACAATTTAGAAGAATTCTTCAAAGCTAAAGTAAATAATTACAAGCAACACGCTGCTGTCTACACATTAATGGAAGCATATTCTACATTAGAATTTATAGACCCAACAAGTGTCATTGATAATAAAGTAACTTTACTTGAACATATTACTCGCAGAGAAGTAAATAAAGAAGAGGTTAAAGATCGAGTAATGGAAGAATATAGTGCTATGGATAAAGGTACTCGTATGTTAGCATACAAAATGTTGATTGAAAAATTCAACGAAAAGTATGGTGAATTACAACCAGAACAAAAATCAGTGTTAAAAGAATTTATTAACAACGTGTCTAGTACTACAAAGTTAAAAGAATTCGTTAATGTTAAAATAGAAGGTATTAAGAAAGAATTAGGTAAATTAACCGAAACTATTCAAGACAATACCATCAAAATCAAAATTAACGAAGTAGTTAATTTGATTAAACCATTAGATAAGAATCAAAGTGTAAAAGATGAAGACATTATTTCATTATTGACTTATCAACAATTAGTAGCAGAAATTAAAGCAGTTAAATAATGACTAAACATCAATTACAATCTCTTATAAGAGAAGTAGTAGAAGAAGCAACAAGCACACCAAGTGATGTTGCTGCTTTAGGTAGAGCTCAGGCATCTGCAACTACGGTAGCTAGTAAATCAAAAAACATTAATAGCATTCAGGAATTTCCTGGAGCTTTTGAAGTTTGGTTTCAATCTTTAGGATTTCAACCAGGAAAGATTAGTAAATCTGCTGTTAGAAGTCAAGTTGAACAAGTATTAACTAAGTTAGGCTATAAATAATGTCATTAGAATTAAACACATATGGTGATTTAAAAAAAGTTATTAAATCTATTGCTCTCAAACAAAAAGGAGAAAAAATAGGTAATATAGCTTTAGGAACACTAATGGGGTTTATACCTGGAGCTGAAGCTGCTAAAACAACATTTGAATTTATAAGAGCAGCAATATCAAAACCAGATTCTAAAAAAACAAACACTTGGTTAGATAAATTAGATATAGATGATAGTATGTCTGCTATAGTAGATGATACTGTTGAAAATGGATTCATGCAAATGATGTCTAAAACAATAGAATCAAAATCAGATACTCAACCATTAGAGCCTAATTTTAATATGAATGCTGAAATGGTTAATTATTTAAAAGATACTTATAAAGGTAGAACAGTAGCGGGAATATCTGAAGAAAAGAAAGCAGCATTAAAATCTGCTATTAAAGCATACGCTCGTGAAATAATGATGAGCGAAGAAAATGCAACCGGTAGTGGTGCTTCTTTTAGTGCAGGTTCAGGTGAAACTTATGCAACACCGTTTGCATTTGGTGGTAAAAAGAAAGGTGAGAATAGAGCAGTTAAATTTATGAAAAGTATGGGTTGGAAAGTAGCGGATTTAACGCTACCTAAAAACTCAAAAATGTTTGATTATAAAAAAATATTTGAAGCTGTGGGTGAATTTAAAGTAGGAGATAAAGTTAAATATGAAAACCAAGAATGGGAAGTTATTAGTTTTTTAGCTAATGGCACTGTTCGTTTAAAAAATCTTAAAGGTTTACCTGCTACAAATGTAATACCTAGTAATATACAAAAATAGAAGAAATGAAATTAAATGATATGATTGAAGCAGGTATACTGAGTGAAGTATCCTATGGTAAATTCAAAAAAGAAGTAACACACAGAACTAAATCTGAACAATTGCATAAAGCAATTCGTGAGGTAAAACGTAAGTTAGCTGAAATTGATCGCATTGTTGAATATACATCACGTATGAAACAAGAATTAAGTGAAGATGAAGGTGGTATTTCATACTGGAAAGCAACTCAAAAGAATGTTTCTCAAATATCAGAAATGGTAAATCATCTTAATAACAAAATTAAAAACTTAAATCAGTAGTGGCAAAATCAGTAGGCAACAGCAATAAGTTATCATTTGGTAAACGTAAAGTAGGCACAGCAAAGAAAAAATATAACAAACATACTCCACGCCCTAAAGCATATAAAGGTCAAGGAAGATAAAATAATAATAATGAAAAGTACACAAACACAATATAACGAGTTAAGAGAAGGTAATATGTCTCAAGCGAATTTCATGAGAAATATTCGTATGACTTTTCCTCAATATATTACTAACGTAACTAACTTTGATGATTCAGTTAAAATCCTTAAAAATAAGGGTTTATTAAGTGAAGCTAAAGCAGAAAATACAGACCACCTTTGCAACCCAGTTGAGGTTGATTTAGGTTTAAAGGTAGAAGCAGCTAAGCACGAAGGTGATGTTGAAAAAGCTAAAAAAACTGTTTATGCTAATTTAAAGAAGAATTCTTCTTATTACAGTCAATTAAAATTAAGTGGTCACGCAGTTGAACCTGAAAAAATTAAGGTTAAAAAATCTAAGAAAAAACCTAGCGACATTGATACCGAAAATGGTATGAAAAAAGTTAAAGAAGTTGTTAAAGAAAATTTAGATGAGACTGGTTTAAACCTAGCTCCTAACGAAGAACCAAATGAAGCAGTAAAACAAGCTGCTCAATTTATTGATTTAAATAATCAATTAAAACAATTCGCAGGTGATATTACATTGCAAAATCATGATGAAGATGCAGTTTTAAAATTTGGATATTGGGAAAGAATGCCTGAAGGCGTTTATGAAAAATTATCAATTCAATTTGATATTGAAGAAGATACTGATGAAGATGAAGATACAGGAATGAAAATTGCTTATATCTTAACTCCAAAACCATCTCAATTTAGAACCGGTGAAAAAG